TAGAAACTTCTACAAGAAGTGTCTCTAGTAAATTGAGAAAAATGGGATTCGACGTAGAGCTAGCATCTTCAGTATCACACAGAACTTTTTCTGATGATCAAGAAGCTACTCTATTACAATTCGTTACAGATAACTCTGGAACGTACACATACGCAGATATTGCGTCTTCATTCGAAGGCGGACAATTCTCTGCAAAATCAATACAAGGGAAAATCCTATCAATGGAACTTACTTCCCATGTAAAACCAGCTGAGAAACCTGCATCAGTCAGAACTTACTCTCCCGAAGAAGAAGCCGTATTTACCAAAATGGTAAATGATGGAGCATTTGTTGAAGAAATCGCAGATGCACTTGGCAAGACTGTTAATTCAATTAGAGGAAAGGCTCTTAGCTTACTCAGGTCTGGCGATATTAACGCTATACCTAGACAAAAGGTTACAAAAGGCTCTTCTAAAGCCGACCCTTTGTCTGAATTAAATGGTGAAATCGGAGACTTAACGGTTGAAGAAATTGCTGATGAAATTGGTAAAACTGTAAGAGGTGTAAAGACTATGTTGACAAGACGTGGTTTAACTTGCGCTGATTATGATGGAGCCGCTAGAAAAGAAAAAGCTTCTAGTTAAATTTCGTTAATAATATATTAAGGCAGGGGATTAGTCCTCTGCCTTTCTTATCTGGGAGGATACACCATTGAACTTAACTTCAGCTTTATTGAAGCAAATTATAACGCAGGAAGATTTTGATACTTGGGGAAACCTAAGGGCTAATTATTTACCTGCAGAATACCAAGCTCTCCATAGAATAATAAGTACACATCTGAAGAACTTCAATATGCTTCCCACATTTGAAGATTTAAAACTATCCATTCGTGATAGGAAATTACAAGAAAAAATTTTTGCGATTGAGGCTGTTGATATTGATGTCGACGCCTGGGTTCTCCTTGAGTATCTAAAAAATGAATATGCTCAAGTAGAAATTCTAGATGAATTGGATAAGTTTATAGAAAAAACAGTAGCTATATCAGCAGCTGAGGAAAATGTGGAATCGTTGCAACAAATAGTTTTAGATATTGGCGATAGAGTAGACTTAAAACCACCTGAAGAAAGTATGCAAAGTATTAATTTATTTGATTCTGAAAAGAATCTTAAAAAGTATATACCACTTGGTCTTAATGATGATTATGACCAGTCAATGAAATTTTCTCCAAGAGATTTAGTACTTGTAGGAGGTCGTAGAGGAGCAGGTAAAACATTAACTTGTGTAAATATAGCAAGTAATGTATATAATCAAGGCAGAAGTTCTATTTATTTTACAATAGAAATGGATAGTCGTTCTATACTTCAAAGAATGTGTGCATTAGGAGCTAGAGTACCAATAGGAAGATTATCTACTCGAAACCTTACTGATATAGAATGGAATAGAGTAGTAGAATGGTGGGCATCGAGATTTGAAGGTGGACAAGAAGATTTACCTAATTTTTATGAGGATAGAGATTTTGATAAATTTCATAAAACTCTCACAAAGAAAAAGCTCACTAAAGATAGGCAACTTGATGTAGTTTATGACCCAGTATTAAGTTTATCAAGGATTCGTAAAGAACTTGAAAGCAAACTTAGCCAAACAGATGTTGGCGTTATTATAGTGGATTATATAAATCAAGTAAAACGAAGCAACGCACCAAGTCGTTCTGGTCAATATGATTGGACAGAACAAATCGAAGTTAGTAAAACTTTGAAAAGTATGGCACAGGAATATGAAGTTCCTGTATTCTCTCCTTATCAAACAGATAATACTGGAGAGGCAAGATTTGCAAAAGGTATTTTAGACGCAGCAGATGCGGCATTCACAATAGAGACTTGGGCTCCAGAAGATGAGTGTATAACATTTAATTGTACTAAAATGCGTAGTGCAAAAATGGAAGGATTCACAAGTGTTATGGACTGGGAAACACTTAAAATAGGCCCTCAGTCAACAATGAACCCGAAAGATCGGGCAGCAATTAAAGATAGTTTAGCAACAGGAGAGGAAATACATGACGCAATATAGTGATATAGTAGAAGAAGCCAGAATAAAAGGTGACGCAGATGAATGGGGAAAAGGTGTTAAATACATCCATGCAAATAATGGAATTATAGAAACAGCTTTTAATAATGGAAATATTCATTTTAAAGACAACAAAAATGGAAGAGGTTGGACAGTATATCCACAAGAACCCACTAATCTTATGGATAGATTTTTACAGTGGAAATCAGATAATCATGGTAAGTGATAGAACAGGTAAAACAGCAGCTCGTTTAGTAGATGTACCACCTTTTGAAGTACGCAAAGTTACTAGTAATTTTATATTAGCGCAGCCAACTGTTGCCAAAAATATAAGAAAAGTACCTCTTAATGAGCCTTTAGTAGAAAGTCTACTTAAAAATAAAATGAAAAATCCAATTCTTACTATGAAGAATTGGTATCCTTTAGCGGGGAGTCAAAGGATTCGTGCGGTTGCACATATAAAAGACAATATAGATTCAAGCTATGACATAGACATAACAGTACATAGATTCTTAGGAGATTACCATAATGTGTGGTATTTATGGTCAGACAAAGAATTTAGACAAAAAGCGATAGCCATTTGGTTCCAGCTTCAGGAATTAGTATTTAAAAGCCTATACTATGAACATGAAGTTGACGGGCAAGGAAGAAAAATGACTGATTACGAAGACTTAGGTGAAGAATTGGAATGGGAACATGACACTAAAAACAGCATGGCTGCTAGCAGCGATAATAATAATAACAGTAATGATAATAACACCTTAAAATGAGAGTAGAAGAACTATTACAAGAAAAGAATTTAGACTTTAAAGTTTCGGGTAGAGACTTATTAGTCAAATGTTTAAATCCCGAACACGAGGATGCCAATCCTAGTATGAGGATTGATAATATAACAGGGATTTATCATTGTTTTTCTTGTGGCTTCAGAGGAAATATATTTAAACACTTTGGAGCAATAGCTAACTTTTTAGAAATAAAAAGACAAAAACTAAAAGAAAGAATTGAAGAAACAAGAGCTTCAAGTATAGGACTGGAATTTCCAAAAGGATTTACTCCTTATGTTGGAAATTGGAGAGGGGTTAAACCCGAAACTTATAAACATTTTGAAGCTTTTTTACATCACGATAGGAGTTTTAACGGAAGAATTGTTTTTCCTATTCGTGACATTACGGGAAAAGTAGTAGCATTTAATGGTAGACATATGACTATGACGGAAACGCCAAAGTACTTAATATATCCTCCCCAAGCCATTATGCCACTTTTCCCCTCTAGTGTTAAATCTATAAAAGGCAAGGTAATTCTTGTCGAAGGGATTTTTGATATGATAAATCTTTTCGACAAGGGTTTATCTAATGCGGTTTGTTGTTTCGGAACAAACAATGTAGACGAAGATAAATTAGCAATACTAAAAATGCAAAACATAGATGGAGTAGACATAGTATTTGATGGAGATGAAGCAGGACAAAAAGCCGCTGAAAATATTAAAGGTATAGCGGATAGACTAGGATTAATAAGTAGAAATGTGAACTTAGGTGCCAATATCGATCCAGGCGCACTTGCGGCATCAAAGGTACACAATTTAAGAGAACGGTTATATAGTTCTTGACACAGCACTTAAAATTTGATATAATAAAGTTATGAAAATTGCACTTATAGAAACCAAACCAAGCAGAACAAACTATCAAGATAGGTTTGATAAAGCCTTTGAATTTGATAGATTTGCATTATGCTCAGACAGTAATAAAAAGAAAGTTTTAAAAGCAGATGTTGATATAGATATTAACATAGATAAGTATGACTGGGTTATATTGGTTGGTTCCGAGGCATTAAAGAATTACACGAAAGCTACTTCTGTTACAGAGTATAGCGGCAGGGTTATAAATGATAAATTTCTGCCTATCATTAATCCTGCTATGCTTTCTTTTAAACCTGAGGCTCAACCTATGTGGGACGAGAGCAAGAATAATATAATTAAATTTATTAGTGGAGATTTGAAAGTAGTAAAAGTAACTGAAGAAAATGCTATAGGTATTGATAATGTTCAAGAATTATATAGATTTTTAGATAATGCTTTAACGCATGATAATCAATTTATAGCACTTGACTCAGAAACTACAGGATTGTACCCAAGAGACGGACATATGATTGGTTTTAGTATATCATATGAAAAGGATAAAGGAGCTTATATACTTACAGATATAATAGATGAAACTGCTGAGCATTTAATGCAACAACTCTTTGAAAAAAAGACAGTAGTATTTCATAATGCAAAATTTGATATAGCCTTCTTTGAGTATCATTTCAATTTTAAATTTCCACAATTTCATGATACTATGCTTCTTCATTATTGTTTAGAAGAACAGCCTGGAACACATGGGTTGAAACAACTTGCAATGAAGTATACTCCCTATGGGGATTATGAAAGACCATTACAAGAATGGATAGATGGATATAGAAAATCTCATAGGATACTTAAAGCTGATTTTACTTGGGACACAATACCATATGAAATAATGAAAGACTATGCTGCTATGGACGCAGTATGTACATTATTAGTATTTGAAAAATTATACCCAGCAGTAAAAAAGAACCCTAAGCTATGGTCAGTATATGAGAATATATTGATTCCAGCATGTAGATTCTTAATAGATATGCAAGATGTAGGAGTTCCTTTTGACAGGGATAGATTAGAAAGAGGCGCTAATCAAATGCAAGAAGATATAGATGAAGCAGTAAATAAGTTATATGACTTTGAAGAAGTACAAACTTTTGAAAGATTACAAGAAAAAGAATTTAATCCTAATAGCACAGTTCAATTAAGAACATTATTATTTGATTATGCGGGGTTAAAACCCTCTAAAAAGACTCCGACAGGAGCTTACTCTACAGATGCGGAAGTACTAAAGAAACTTGCTGAAGAGCATGAAATACCAAAACATATTCTCAGTATTAGACAAAAGTCAAAAATCAAGAATACTTACTTGGATAAAATTTTACCTCAGCTAGATCGTGATGGCAGATTAAGAACAGGTTTTAATATTCATAGTACAACTTCTGGAAGATTATCTTCTAGTGGTAAAATGAATATGCAACAAATACCTAGAGATAATCCTATTGTAAAGGGTTGTATAAAGGCAAGAAAAGGTAATAAAATAGTTGCAATGGATTTAACTACAGCAGAAGTGTATGTAGCTGCTATGCTTTCTGATGATAAAAATTTACAAAAAGTATTTAAAGATGGTGGTAACTTTCATAGTAGTATTGCTAAACTAGTATTTAATTTATCATGTGACGTAGATGACGTTGCAGATATGTATAAAACTGAAAGACAGATGGCAAAAGCTGTTACATTTGGAATAATGTATGGAGCTGGAGCAGGTAAAATATCTCAACAAGTAACTCAAGATGCTGGAAAATACTTTAGTGTTAATGAAGCACAAGAAGTAATTGATGATTATTTTAGACAATTTTTTAAATTAAGAGCATGGATTGATAAATCCTCAAGATATATTATGGATAATGGTTTTATTTATTCTCATTTTGGAAGAAAAAGAAGATTACCTAATGTAAGATCAGATAATAAAGGAGTGGCTAGTCATGAAGTTAGATCAGGACTAAATTTCTTAGTACAATCTATAGCCTCAGATATTAACTTATTGGGAGCAATTGATACTCACAATATAATAAAAAAAGCTGCATATAATGCAAAGATTTTTGCTCTTGTTCACGACTCAATACTTGCAGAAGTAGAAGAAAATGCTATAGAGGCATATAAGTATGTAGTTAAAGAATGTGTTCAAAAAGATAGAGGATTAAGTATCCCAGGCTCTCCAATAGGTTGTGACTTTGAAGTAGGTGATGACTATTCATTTGGAAAGTTCGAGGATAAGTATGATTTATGACGCATTAGAATTTCCTTTATTTGTTGTACATACAGACAATGTAGAACTAATAGACGGCATTTTATGGGTGGAAGATCAAGTGTTAGACGACACGAACATGAAAGGAGATACTATAGGAATAAGAAGATTAAAAAGTCCTATGAAAAGTATGTATCCTTTAAAGTATATGGTTGATGATATACCATCTCTACTGAATCATCAAGGGAAGCATTACATTGATAATTCAGGCTTCTTTTTCACTAAGGAAAAGAAACACAAAGTAGATTTAAAATATCATAAAATAATGAGAGTGGAGAAAAAAACCATAGCCAGTGTGTTATGGATTAAAGATTGCCCTTTCCCTTTCACTCTTAGAAGACCCTTGCCTGAGAATGCTTCTTGGGCAGGAGTTTTGTACAGGGAAGGGATTCCGTGGATTTTATATGATATATCTGAAGAAAAAAGAAAAGACACATGGAGAAAGGTATAATAAAAGTATTTAAAGGAATTATACCGCCAATGGCTTGTGACGCTATTATTCGAGAGGCACTAACTCGCCCTCAAATAAGTGCAGGTGTAGGTAAAAATAATACAACATCTGAAGGTAGATCGACAAAAGTAACTTTTATAGACAATGCTTTTGTTAAAAGTTATATATACGAGTTAGCTATACATAATTTTAAAGATTATACGATAGAAGAAACTGAAGATTTACAGTTTGCAACCTATACAAAAGGAGATTTTTATGGGTTACATAGAGACGCAGATAAAGAAAATGGTAGAGTATTAAGTGTAACTGTACAACTTTCTAAATCTTCAGATTATGAAGGAGGAGATCTTATGTTTCAGGGTGGCGGCAGGAACCCGTGGTTTTATGACCCTATAGAAAGGAAACAAGGAACTGTAATAATTTTTCCTTCTTATATATATCATGAAGTAGAGCCTGTTACTAAAGGTAAAAGATACTCTTTAGTACAATGGCTAAAAGGAGAATGGGAATTTGGAATAAGACTATATTGATATATATAAGAAGGAGAAAAGTATGAAAATAATAATAATTTTACTAATAGGTATGGTATCGCAGTTAGCTGCTGCCCCTTATGTAGAGTATAAAAATGAAGTAGTGTATAAATATGACAATTATGTTAAAAACTTAAATCATTTTAGAGTAGGTTATCAATTTATATTGCCTAAAGGCATGATGTTTATAGAAGCAGGAAAAATGAATTCTGGTGAAGACTTTATAAGGTATGGTGATTCAGGAGAAATAGGATATAAGTTTGATAAAGGTAATTGGACATTTAAAGGAAAATGGGAATATAAAAACCTACTTGAACATAAAAGTAAGTTACAAACAGAAGTTAGATTTACCTTTAAATGAAAAAGTGGGAATGCATAGTATGTGGTTTCACGTATGATGAAGAAGAAGGTTGGCCTGAAGATGGAATAAAGCCAGGTACTGCATGGGAAGACATACCTGAAGATTGGGGTTGCCCTGATTGTGGAGCTAGTAAGGGAGACTTTGAGATGGTAGAAGTATGAAAGAAAAAACAAAGTATTGGGGTAGATATAGGACAACTACATATGACTGGTATCTAAAATGGATAGCTAGTGTAATTATACTTTGTGCTATGTCTATAAGAGGAACACCAGAGTTAGCACCATTAGATTTACAATTATCTATAATGGGAGTTTTTCTATGGTTAATAGTATCTCTCGTATGGAAAGATAGAGCTTTAATTTTACTAAATGGAGTAGGTCTTTTGTTTCTTGTAAAGAATTATGTACAAATGATGCAGTTATGAAGGCAGTAATAAGTGATAGAATATATTTAGATATCGATCCCCAAACAAAAAAGAAAATTGATAGGGAACTTACTTACGCTATACCCTCATTTAGATTTGATGATCCGCCTATAATGATTAAAAATATGGGAACTATCAGAGAAGATTTAATAACTATTCCATCTGGTAGAATAAAAATGATACCATATGGGTACGATATAATAGATAAACGAATTACTAAACCTGTAGAATTTCCTCCATTTAAGTATACATTACGACCAAGCCAGCAATCAGTATATGAAGAAGTAGAAGACAGTAGTATAATTAACGCTTGGGTTAGTTGGGGAAAGACATTTACAGCTTTAGCAATAGCTGCAAAATTGGGTCAAAAAACATTAGTAGTAACCCACACTTTAACATTAAGAAAACAATGGGAAAATGAAGTTAGAAAGGTATTTGGAATTGAGCCGGGAGTGATTGGTAGTGGAAAGTTTGATATTGATAGTTCTATTGTTATAGGAAATATTCAAACTTTATACAGAAGAATCCCAGAAATTAGACGAGAATTTGGACTAGTAATACTTGATGAGATGCATCATGTTAGTAGTCCAACTTTTTCAAGAATTATAGATAAAAGTTGTGCTAGATACAAGATCGGTCTTACTGGTACGTTAACAAGAAAAGATGGTAGACATGTGGTATTTAAAGATTATTTTGGAGATCATGTTTTAAAACCCCCAAAAGAAAATTATATGATACCTAAAGTAGATATTCTAAAAATGGATATTAGGTTCATGGACGGAAATGCTATCCCTTGGGCTAATAGAGTGAATGAACTGGCTTACAACCCAGAGTATCAAAATTCTATAGCTATGACGGCAGCAGCATACGCTGCACGAGGTCATAAAGTGTTAGTAGTATCTGATAGAGTAGATTTTTTAAAAACCTGTGCCAGACTTACTGGTGATGGCGCAGTTTGCGTGACAGGAGCAATCCCTCACGAAGAAAGGCCCGGTATTATAAACCAGATATTTAAAGATAAAGACGTTCTGTATGGGACACAAAGTATTTTCTCTGAAGGTATTTCTTTAGATATTCTAAGTTGTTTAATTCTCGGCACACCAGTAAATAACGAGCCGTTACTTACACAGCTCATTGGAAGAATAATCCGTCAATACGAAGGGAAGAAACAACCCACAGTAGTAGATGTACATTTAATAGGCAAGACTGCAAAGCGTCAAGCTAGCGCACGACTTGGTTATTATATTAAGCAAGGCTATGAGGTTTACACCTTGTAATAACCTCCGAAAAATATTACTTGACACGGATTTAAAATTTTGATATAATAGAATGATAAAATACAATTGGGATAAAATAATGCGTGCCACTGAAGGCGACCCAGCCTCAGTTTTAACGATTATTCATATATTAACATATAATAGACTCCCCTACAGTAAAAACGATCCTACCTATAAGTATTATGGGAAGGATTTTATAGGTAATAGTTTTTTATTAAACCCCGAACAATTACTTAGGGAAGCTAAAAAATATGGATATATGCATGCTTCATTATACATAATGGTAGCTTCATATCGCAATTATTTATATTACAAAAAAACAGGAAGGACAAGTTTAGAACTTATACACTTGCCTTTCGTAGAAACAATAATAAACAAAAACAGATTGCTTCGAATGGAAAATGGAGTAGTTCATTTTAAATTTGAAGATAACGCAAAGGAAAAACACAATGGCAATAAAATTTAATGACGCGCAAGGCGCAGCAAAAAAATCAAAAATAGATCAGTATACATATAAAAATGGAGACAATGTTCTTCGTATAGTAGGTGATCTATTACCTAGATATGTTTATTGGATCAAAGGAGAAAATAATAAGAATATTCCTATGGAATGTCTTGCTTTCGACAGAGATACAGAAACATTTAACAACAAAGAAAAAGATCACGTTCGTGATTTCTTTCCTGATCTAAAATGTGGTTGGGCATACGCAGCACAGTGTATCGATCCAGCCGATGGCAATGTTAAAGTCCTTAACTTAAAGAAAAAATTAATGGAGCAAATTATGGTTGCTGCAGATGATTTAGGTGATCCTACAGACCCTCAAGAAGGCTGGGACATCTATTTTCAAAGAGTTAAGACTGGACCAATGGCCTTTAATGTTGAGTACAGATTACAGGCTCTAAAATGTAAGAAAAGACCTTTAAACGAAGAAGAAACTGCAGCAATAGCAGAAATTCGTTCAATGGACGACGTCTTACCTAGACCTACACCTGATGCTCAATTAGAACTATTACAGAGAGTAACTACTCCTGCTAATGATACTCCAGATGAAGTCAGTAATGAATTTAAAATTTCATGATTTTATTTACGGCAGACTGGCACTTAAAGCTCGGTCAGAAGAATGTACCCTTGCCGTGGGCGTGTAGCCGTTTCGAACTATTTTTTCAAGATATACGACAACTTGAAAATATACACGATATACATATAATAGGTGGAGACCTATTTGATAGAGTTCCCTCAATGGATGAACTCACACTTTACTTCGATTTTGTAAGAGGGGTTACTATACCCACTTACATTTACGATGGAAACCATGAAGCTACAAAAAAGAATAAAACATTCTTCTCAAATTTAAAGAGAGCAACTCAAGATGTTAATAAACTTGTTACAATAGTAGACAAGACAACAGAGTTTGAAGATTTCACTATACTTCCATATGCAGACTTACATAAGCCTACATCAATAGAGAATTGTAATGTGAATAAACCTCTCTTTACGCATGTGCGGGGTGAAATACCCCCGCATGTAATACCTGAGGTTGACTTAGATAGACTTGATGCATTCCCAGTAGTTTTTGCTGGAGATTTGCATAGTCACTCAAATACACAAAGAAACATAGTCTATCCGGGCAGCCCAATGACAACTTCTTTTCATAGAGAAGAAGTCGAAACAGGATATATAACTATAGATGATGATTGGAATTGGGATTGGCAAAATTTTGATTTACCACAGTTAATTAGAAAAACAGTAACTAAGGAAGAAGATATGATACTAACAGATTTTCACCACACTATTTATGAGATTGAAGGTGATGTAGCTGATTTAGCTAATATTAAAAATTCAGAACTGTTAGATAAGAAAGTAATAAAACGAAGTAGTGAATCTACACTAAACTTAAAAGACTTGACAATCGAGGAGGAACTATCAGAGTATTTGAGTGCAATACTTAATTTAAAAGACGAAAAAATAAATAAAATAATGGGAGTGTTTAATGATTACTCTAAAAACGTTACAATGGGATAACTGTTTCAGTTATGGCAAAGGAAATCGCCTTGACCTTGATTCTTGTAACCTTACTCAGCTTATCGGTACGAACGGAATGGGTAAGTCTTCTGTACCTCTTATTATTGAAGAAGTTCTATTCAATAAGAATAGTAAAGGAATTAAAAAACAGGAGATTCAAAACCGCTTTATCAATGACGGATACAGTATAAATCTTACGTTTGATGTAGATGATGACCAGTATGAAATTGACGTAATTAGAAAGGCTACAATTAAGTGTAAGCTGTGGAAGAATGGAGTAGATATATCATCTCATACAGCAACGAACACTTACAAGACA